TTTTCTCACGACCTAACAAAAGAGTGGTTTCTCTTTGAGCGGCCCTATCAGCAGAATATTGCAATGCAGCTAAAACCTTCTCTGGAGGGCCATACTTGGTGACAACAGAAAGAATTTGATCTTGTGTTGCATTTGGCCCAAGTGCAGATAACTCATCACGGAGCTTTTCTTCTTGTTTAATGCCAAACTCAGTTTTAGCCGCTTGTGCCAAAGATGCCTTTTCTGCCGCACCACGCTGACCAACCAAAGCATTGCTTTCTATTAACTTTTGATACTCACCTTGCAACATCATTGCGCCTTGACCATCACCCGCTTGAGATAGGGCAGAGATTGCTTGTTGAATAGATGTTGGATCGTTTGGGTTAAGTTGACGAGCAATTTGTTGACGCATTGAGATACGAGCTAGTTCAGGATCTTCACCACCTAAACCACGACCAACAACACCACCAAGCATATTAGCCCCCCTACCAATAGCGTAGTTAGCTTGCTCAAAAGGAGAAAGTTTTGCATATTGCAATGCTTGTTGGTCAGCCCTAGCCTGTTGGCTTTGCTGATACATCTCAGGCGTAATGCCGAATAAAGATTGGACGATTTCTGCCATGATTTACTCCTTATCGACCATAAATGTCAGCTTGGGCGGCTTCAAAGCCTGGCAACCCAAATCCATATCTAGATGTATCCAAAGCATTTACTTGAGCGCCTTGACCAAACATCTTTGCTGCCGCATTTGTAAGCGTAGGATTCTGTGAGAATTGATTTAATGCTGTTGCAAATGGGTTGTAAGCGTTTGCCTCGCCCATTGATTTAGCCGCTGCTTGACCTCCGCCAAACATAGCCTGAGCGCCTAATGGGTTAGAAATTCGACCACCCAATGCAGAACCCATTTCAAAAGGCTGTTGACCAAGAGACTCCAAACCAGTAGCGCCTTGCAGATATGCTTGATAAGGGCCAAGAGCCGCCGCCTGTAAACCATAACCTTGGTTAGCTAAGTTACCACCAGTGCCAAACAATCCCGCACCAAAGGCTACTTGTTGTTGACCGGCTTGCATACCTTGAGCCGCTAATTGTGCATCTTGTTGAGCCAAAGCGTTGTAATACGCTTCCATCTCAGGACTAGCCGCACCAAGACCTGCCGCACCACTTGGACGCGCACCAGTAGCGCCTACTGCCAAGCCACCACGACCAGTATTAAACAAGTTGGTTTGCAATTGGCTGTATTGACGCTCACGGCTAGGAGCTAATAATTCTTGTTGTTGGGCAATGTACTGCTGTGCCGCCTCTTGAGGAGACTGAGCGATGTACTGTTGGCCAAGATTAAACAAACCTTGAGCCGCACCTTGCAATGGAGCAAACTGACCTTGAGCTTGTTCTGCTTGTGTAAGACCACCCCCCGCTAGACCTAAAAAACGGTCTTGCATGGCTTTTAATTGAGGATCTATGGTGTAACCAGCACTAGACACGCGACCAGTTGTAGGATCAGTTTGGAACTGAGACTGGCCAAAACGTGTAGTAATGCCTACTGGTCGGAAGCGAGCTTCTTCAGCAGCTATTTTTGCTGCCTCTATTTGGGCAGCGGCTTGAGTCCTTGCGGCACTCCTAGCTGAACTACCTTGTAATAATCCGCCAATTAAAGACGAACCTGCTGCTATAGCTGCTGCTGGCATATCAAACTCCAATCAAAATATCGTCCACTTTTGACGGATCTTTCTCGTCAGTGGCATGTACACAAAACCAAACACAATCTGTTAACGCTTTAATCCCATGCGTCAAACCCGCTTTAATCTCAACACAGGCTGGCGCTTCAATAACTTCTATCTCTTCACCCATCATCACTGCTACCTTACCTTTAGCCAAGATCGACAAATGGCTAAAGTCATGTACATGTTTCAGAATGGCTGAACCCGCAGTGAACTGCGCTTCTTTGGCATACAGACCATCGCTGAAGTGATGAGTAATCATGCTGTTCTTTCTTTCTCATGCGGACAGTATCCATACCACCCATGAGATTGATTGCAGTTATGGCACAAAATTCTGTACTCAGGTGGAAAACCATTTCGTATAGCCCTTAAAGCTATCTGTTGAGTTGACATGGTTTTCCTCTCTTCTCTTCCCCCGCCATTAACATGGTCAAGTGCCAAGAACTCAAATCTTGTTTCTCCGCAACATACGCATTTTCCACCATATCCAACAAAAAGTCTTTCTCGTATGCGCCTGTTACTTTGCTTACGGCGCAATATCGTATCCGCCCTGCGGCGGTACTCTTGCAAGTATTTTTGCCGACAAGATTTGCAACGTTTAGCATCTGACCTTGTAGACTCAAATGTGGCGCTACAAAATTGGCATTTAACATTTGTCACGAAACCCTTTTCCACATATAAACAGTAATGTAGGGTTGATAGTTAGCATTTGTTCCACTAGAACCAGCCGCATCAACAGTGACTGTGTGAGTGTGATTACCACCCGCATCAGTGTCTGTAACTCGAACGGATGTGTTGTCGTTAGAAGCTCCATAACCAAAACCCGCACCAATCTGACCTTGAACACCAGTTGAACCACCATTCAAAGGGTGTGTGTGCGTTCCTGAACTTCCAGTTGATGCTGTGTGAGTGTGGCTAATAGTTGCAGAATCAGCAGAGCCGCCAGTTTCTTCAGCAGTATCAAAAAGCGCATTGGAGGCATTAAAGCCAACCATGACACGACCTGCACCAAACGCAGTCCAAGTGCCAAAGCCTAACAACGTGCCTGGATTAGTTGAAACAACAGCGGTATAGATAGCGCCTACAGGAAATAAAGCCGCTTTAACAGCAGTAATTGCCGCATCCGTATAAGCAGTTGTTGACAAAGCCGTAGAGTTATTTCCCGCACTTTGAGTAACGCCAGTAGTGCCAGTTGGCAAAGATGGAGTGCCACTGAATGTAGGAGATGCTAGATCAGCTTTGGTTGCAATCGCAACAGAGATATTGACAAACTCTGTGTTGATCTCAGTACCCTTGACGATCTTTAGTGGATCACCACTTGAAAGAGCATCTTTTGTTGCAAAATTAGTACTCTGTGTATAGTTACTCATACTGTCTTCCCGTCTTTGAATTGAATTTCGATACGCTGAATTGATAGCGCAGAACCATTGATGTCTGCTTCATAACCAGTTTGAACAATTTTTCCAGCACCAGAAGCAGATGCACTTAATGTTTGTAAAGCCACGCCATCAGCATATTGGGCAACTACAGTAGCATTTGCACCATATTCAGCAATGCCATATTCAGACACACTTTGAGTTGGAATCTGTACATTGGTTGACAAATAATTTGCAATAAAATCAAAACCCCATTTCATTGTCACAAACTGATTTGTTCCACCAATTACGATAACCTTTAATCTCTTTAGTAAAGAAGTAACACCCGCAGTACCTAAGTCTGCATGGTTTGTGTAATACAGAATCCTGTATGAAGATGTGTTATCTTGTGCGCCTGTGTACTTTGCAACATAACCTGTTTTACCCAACAAAACATCACCATTGCGTCTAGACAATAAAGCAGTTGGCTCAATTGAATCCCATTTTGTTACCCTAAACGATCCATCTTGCAATTGACCTCGTGTGTCAAAGCAGAATACCTCTTTGGAAAAGGGCATGGTAATAAGGTAAAACGCTTCAGTCTCTGAGTAAATAGATTTGATGTTTGCCAAAGTTTCAGCAGCAACAATGCCCATAAAGTCACTACGAACATTCTTTGATATGTCGCCAATAGGAACAGACTTCTCAATGATTGTTCGGGCAAATGATCTTAAGCCTGAGTTTGACAAGAACAGAATATCTTTACCAGTACTTTGAATTGAGTCTCTTGCAATACATCCAATGCTTGCAACGGTGTCAGTCAAAGTAACAGAAGATGGCGTATTTGCACCTGAATAAACAAGAATCTGACGTTGACCAAAGATAACCAAGAAGTTATTGTGTGCCGCCAAACCACTAATGTTGTCAGCACCATTAGGCCAAACTTGATTGATGTTCAAAGAACCAGATGAGCCTCCTGTCCACACATGGCCTGACAATAAGTCTGACCAGTAAACAGTAGTGTGATTAGTCGCTGTATCGGCAACCCACAAACGACCATAGGCTGATAAAACGATGTTTCCTGCGGGGACAGTACCCGAATAACCAGACTTCTCTGTAACTCTACGAAATGTCGTAGTGCTAACAGCGGGATCATAGATCAGTGGATCGTGACCAGACTGAAAGAAGTAAGTGATCCCATTGAGAGAAGCACATTGCCAATTGCTTGCTGTAATTGTTGGTGCAGTACCGCCACCACCATAAGTCAACTCAGTAACTGCGTTAGAAGTCCCAAGTTTAAACAGCTTGTTATTTCCGGCAAACAGAACAGTCAATGCGCCATCAGTCTCCACCAACTCGTGAATAACACCAACAGGATTAGACCCTAAGTTGCCAGTAGATGAATTAAGAGCACTCCATCCCTTGCGTGAGCCAATACGTCCATACTGGTCAATCACACAATTAGTCGCAACCAAAGCATAACCTGCCGCCAAATCAAGCGGAGAGTCTTGCGTATTCAGCCCATAGAAACCTGGTGCTGAAATGCTTGCAGTTTGGAGTACTTGACTCATATTGCTAAAAACTCCTGATTTTCAGGATAGCGTGTGCCTTCAAGGGCAATCTGGTCTGCCAACATACCTCTATACAGTTGGTATGCCTCTGAAGAGTTAAGACCACCATCTTCACCACGCTCAACCAATGCCCTTGCATAAGCATTCTGGACAACCAAAGAGTCAGGAACAAGCACTACAGTGGCATCAGCGGCCAATGGTGCTTGAGGTACTGTGACAGAAAACGGGATGTTGTAGACACCATCTGGGCGAGGATACAGAACTACTTTTGTATCACCACTAGCATCTACGCCATCAAATGCGTAATACTGAGGAATACCACTTATTGACGGAACAAGGTTCTGATACCTATTCATCTCAACAAAGCTGATATTTTGCAATCCAACATTAGCAGTAGTGTTCAAAGCATCTTGTACTTGGAACTTCTGACCCGCACCCGTCATGGAATAGATATATGTGCCACCAACAGTAGTAATGGTTATTGTTTGACCCAACACATTCCAACTAAACGAGTCTTCAATCTGTCGTTTGGCATCGTTAACAAACAAACCAATTAGAGTCGAATAGGTCGTTTCATTGTTAGACGCAACTTGGGTTTCACGCAAGCGAATCAACACATTGTTAATCAGTTGGAGATAAGTCATTTCTTGTTCCTCTTAGAGATCGCCTTGGCTTTAGCCTTTGCGTCTTCCTTAGACGATGCGCCCCAAGCATTAAGAGAAAGAAGAAGTCGAGTCGGCTTTCCATCTTTCATCTCAGCTCCGGACATGTTGCCCATTCGTGCTAAAAAGGATGCCCTACGAGGGTTATCTCCCGACTTTACCGGAGGCTTTAGATTGCCACCAGTTTCTGCATTATAAGATGCCTCT